GTTCGTCTCGCAAAGCAGATTGAATTCTGCCAAATTCTTGCAGCGCGTCTTGGTGAACATTCGCCAGCCGCTGATCGTTTGTCATTCGAGCCATGTGGATTCCTCGCTTGTCAAGCTATCATCTACCAGCGATTTGCAGTTGGCAATGGCGTAAAGTTTGTGACCGCAGCTTTCGGTACGGCTCGTCTGACTCCCTCGCAAGCATATCGCAAAGCATCGATGACGTGATTCTTCTTGTCTTCAAGGATCGGCAGCACCTGATTGGTGGAATGATCGGTCTTGTAACTGTACAGCATAAGCTCATCGATTGTGTGGACGCACCTTGGGTGAACCACGATATCGTATGACTTCAGCCACTCGATGCCCTCTTCGACCGACTTCGGACCCTTGACGGCTCCCATGATCTTAGGAAACCCGTTCTTCCGCATGTGGCTAATGGTCTCAGGTCTTGCCGAGTCAGCGACAATGGGCCACTTCTCGGATTCAGGTATGGTCATGAACAGGTCAGGCGTGTCAGTGATCTCACACCCCACCATGTACGCCTCATAATCAACGTAGAGCTTCCTGCCGACGATGTGACACCGAACCAATACGGTTGGGTCAACTGCGAACCCCCAGTCCGCTCCGAATCTAAAGATGGCATCTGGCTCTGACTCAAATTCCTCGACAGACCAGTTCCTGAACACGCGGCTCTGGCTGTTCTGCAAGTAGGCACCCTTCCAGACGTGCTGGAACTTGTCAGGGTCACGCCGCTTGTCGTACTCCATCTCGTCCTTCAGGACTTCAGGGAACCAAGGATTGTCCTCGTAGTTGACCTCGATCACGGTTGACTTGGGCGGTGGGTTGTCGCCACGCAGCAGCCAGTTGACCGGATCGCTCTCGTTTCTGGGGTTCCAAGTGAACCAGAGTTCGCTCCCGGGCTTTCGTATCGTGGGCCTAAGTAGGCTGAGTGACTGCTCTGAAAGGCTCTGAGCCTCCTCGACCCAAGCCCGATCATAATTTTCCAGACCTTTTATAGAGTCTGCGGTGTGGTTCTGCATACCTTGGAAGATAATTAGCCCGTTTCCGCGCCGTGACTTGATGACCGCGTCTTGAACCTCAAAAAACTCACCCGCGTTCAGCTCTTCGATCTTGAGTTCAAGCAGTCGTTTAACGGACTGGTTCAGAGATTTTTGGATCTCGCGAACACAGACCGATGACTGGTTGGGGTTAATGATGTGTTCTTCGATCATCATCTCAGCGAACATATGACTCTTGCCAGAGCCTCGACCGCCAAAGGCACCCTTGTATCGGCAAGGCTTAAACAGGGGCAAAGCCCACCGGGGCGTCTGTATCTGCAAGACCTTATTGCTTAACGATGACACGTTCTATCCTTTGAATTGTTAGCGGAGACTTGTCATCACCGCTCAACTCAAGCTTGTCGCCGTACTTCTTTGGTGCCAGCTTGGATAGTAACCACTTGCGGGTATCAACCCTTAGCCGCTGCTTCTGCACCATCGCGTTGTCAACTTTGCCCTCGCCGGTCGGGATCATTTCCTCGTCAGCAATTGTCATGATGTCATCAGCGATTTTATCAATCATTGCCGCTCTTGCCTGCGCGTAATGGCCGGATAATTCTTCATCTTTATCCACCCAATCTAAAAAGGTTTGCCTTGCAACGCCTGCCATCTCCGCAGCCTGTCTTAGGCTCTTGCCGTCGCGCATCTGCGTTAGGACTTTATTGATCTTCTGTTGCTTCTCTGCTTCTGGTATTGCCTTCATGTTGTTCACTCTCTTTGATTTTCGCTCTGTACTTCTTGACGATCCCCTTGAGGTCGTCAATGGTGTACTTCACTGGATGGTGAGGCCCATCCAACCGTTCTAGTCGTTCCAGCCCTATCCTGTATTGCAGTCTGGGTCTGTACTCCCCGATGTTACCAGATTTAAAGTTATTACACTGAGCGCATTGTTTGTGTACGTTGTCTTCGTGAAATCTTAGCTGAACCCCGTCTATTGCGTCACCCCTAGTTGATCCGACTGATTTATAATGCCCGGCGTGCCACTGGCAGTAACCCCAATTCCCGCAGGATATGCAGGGTTGCTTGTCATCACGGACGCGAATCCACTGGTTGAACACCTCTTGGGCCTTTTTTGTCCAGTAGGGTTTGTCCTTGTCCCGGGCCAGCTTCTTCATCTCCCGGGTCTCATCCTTGACCTTCTTGACCTTCTCTTGCTTAACCAGATCAATCGAGCAGGTTAGGCTGCACACCTTCTGAAGTGGTCGCCGAGGTTCAAATGGTTCTTTGCAGACTTTGCACTTCTTCACTCGAACATCTCTTCGGTGTTGGTCAGGACGATACCCTCTGACTCCAGCCAGTATTTAACCGCGTCTAGCCACTCAACCATCTGCTTTTTGTTGAACGCACTGCTAACTGGGAACTCCATTGGCTCAACCATTAGCTCGCGCTTCACCTCGTAACTGAGCGGTTTGACAATGCGGTCGTACTTGAGCTTGTAGGCTTCTGAGTCCCTCCTGAGTATCGGAACACCAAAATGCAGTTTGGCGTAGCTCCGGTACTCCCACGCTTTCATAGATCCCTGCTTTTCAGCGTCTCTAAACCACTGCCAGACCATTCGGTTCTGCATGGTGGATCGATCCTTGCCCAGTGGCTTGATCGAAACCTCCATCGCCTGACTGAAGTCAACACCCTGCAACAGCTTCCAGAGCTTGTCCTTTTCGTCCACGTTGTGAATAACAAGGTGAATCTCTTCGGCGGTTAACCGGTCAGGCAATGGTAACTTTCTGATATTGTTCATAATTATACCTCAATGAAAGTATGACGGCATCAGTTCTGGCAGATTTACTGCGGGGAGATTTCGGCTGGTCTGCTCGCGGGTTCTAAAGAAACCATCGTGCTGCGGGTACTTCCGCATAAACGCCCTTGCGTAGAATGCCCGGTAGTTGTTGTTCATCTTGAAGCTGGCAACCCTATTACCATTAGCGTCGATCTCCCAGCGTATCCGCTCAAAGATGGCGTTGACTGAGTAGTTCGCAAAACCTTTGTGGATCAGTCCGAAAGTAAACCAGCAGAAATATCTCCAAATCTCCGGGTGCTTCCGATTGAATTCGATAACCTGTTGACGCATTTCTTCGTGTCTATCGCCCATGCAGAAACTCCTTCAGTTGCGCTCGGATCTCGTCTGGGTCAACACGACGGAATCGCTCTGGCTCAATGGTCTTCTCGATGCACATATCTTGATGACGGCGAGAGACCTTGGTTGACCTGCAAGTCGAGCATATCGCCAAGCCGTGACGAATGTTTGTCTCGGTAAGCTGCTCCCTGATCAACTTCTTAAATTCACCAATGGTTGGTGGGAATTTCGGAAATTCATCTGGCATCATCTTGAGCGCAGCGTCGATCTTGTCCTCAGAGAAGCTTTCAAGGTGACTAAACCAAAGTCTCTTGGTCTCAGTCTCTGCCTCGTTCTTTAGAAAAGTTGGGTAGGTTAGACGGATCATCGCGAACACTTTGTTTATTCTGTTCAGTGATGAGTCCATCTGCCCACGAGTAGTCGTTGAGTAGTTGCCTTGCTGTTGGTTGTACATGCTTTTCTTCCCTTTCTTCGTAGACAGTTTTCCAGCCCTGAGCATTAGCCTCTTCGATCATGGCCGTTGCGGACTGACCTTTGGTAACAAACTTTTCGATTCGGCTCAACAGAGTGTTAACACCTCTGATCGAATTGTTCGCCTTTAACTTTTTTCTTGTTCCTAAAAATTCATTCCAAAGATCCCTTTCGACCCCAAGCGCATTTATGCGCGAAGTAATTTCTTTTTGGTTTACTTTTTCTTTATCTGTATCTGTATCTGTATCTGTATAGCATTCCGACTGCAATGCGACTGCATTGATGGTATCCTTGATTTTATTAGGTTTTTTATGTACAGATTGCTCTGTGGCGTTCCACCGTTTGTTCGCGTTCTCAACATTTTTTTGAGATTTTTCTCTAAAAAGTTTCAGTTCTTCGCTCAAACGCTGGTTCAACCACTGATCATTTTCAAGGTAAAAGGCACCATCTTCAGCAAACAAGACTGCTTTTATTCTTTTCCACTGGGCTGGCTTAGCCCTCAAAACATTGCAGATCCAGCGATCATTATCTGGTATGCCGCCGCCCATCTTCCAAGCCGCTGCAAGCAACCGAATGTAGGCCCCCTCTTGTTCAAGGGTGTAATTAAAAATCTGATGGCTATCCA